ATTTAGGTTCACAAGTCGGAGAGAAGTTAAGTCCGGTGTTTGGAAGTATTAGCAATTTTGTTACGGAAACCGTAATTCCATCATTTATAGCTTTATACAATTACATTATAACTTATGTAATTCCAGTCATGAAAAATTATTTAACTCCAATTCTACAGGGGGTAAAATCTGTATTTGGTGCTATCAGTGACGCTGTATCGGAAAATACAGGATTTTTTAAGCTGCTAGGTGTGGGATTGACTGCTTTCCTAGTTATCGCTAAACCTGTTGCTGGATTTATCGGTACAACATTTAAGGCAGCGTTTAACGGTATCGCATTTATAATCGATGGCGTTTCACTAGCAATCCGAGTTTTGACTGGCACAATCAACGGAATCATCACAGGTCTAAATTTACTTATCTCAGGCTATAACATCGTTAACAATCTAAAGCCCGGATCAAAAGATTTACCACCAATTCCTAAACTGGCTAAAGGCGGCATGGTAAACGCAAATAGTCCATACATAGTTGGCGAAGTTGGTCCAGAGTTATTTGTGCCATCATCAGGCGGTCGAGTTATACCCAATAATCAATTAGGCGGCGGCGGAAATATTTACATAAACGTATCTGGCGCAATAGACCAGGAAGGCACAGCTCGCCGAATCGTTGACGTTCTAAATAACAGTTTTTATCGCGGCACTAATGGCGCAAATGCGTTGGCGTTCTAATGACAGTATTTAATCCAGTCTGGCGCGTAAAGATTCAAGGCGTCGAATATACGACTTACACGCTGGCAAATTTAAGCATTACCAGCGGTCGAACAAATATCTATCAGCAAGCGCAAGCGGGCTATTGTAATTTAGAGCTATTAAATTTAACTCAGGCGATTGTAAACATAAACATAAACGATTCAGTCACGATCGAGCTAAAGGATTCGACTAACGCTTACGTTCCAATATTCGGCGGAACTGTCGTCGATTTTGGCGTTGAGATTATTACAGCTGGCGCGGTCGGAATAAATCAAGTCCTAAAGGTAACCGCACTAGGAGCGCTAAGCCGTTTACCTAAAGCGCTGACCGACGGAACGCTGGTTCAAGATTTCGACGGCGATCAGATTTACCATATTCTCCAAGATTTACTTTTAAATAACTGGGCCGAAGTTCCGGCGGCTTTACAATGGACAAATTACGATCCCACGGAAACATGGGCTAATGCCCAGAACGTTGGTCTAGGCGAGATCGATCGCCCGGGCAATTATGAACTAGCTCAAAGATCAGCGGATCGGGTCGATGTTTATTCGCTGGTTTCAGCGCTCGCGACGTCTGGTCTAGGTTACATTTATGAGGACGGCAGCGGACTTATTAGCTATGCCGATTCTACTCATCGATCAATCTATTTAGCCACTAACGGCTACACAGACGTAACGGCTAATCATGCGCTATTTAACGGGCTTAAGATCGAAACGCGAGCGGGCGACGTGCGTAATGACGTTACTCTAAAATACAACACTAATTCCAATAACGAAGTAAGCGCTGAGGATATTAACTCAATCAATATTTACGGGCGTTTAGCTCAGGTGATTACTACGACGGTTAAACACACAGCCGACGCTCAAGATCAAGCCGATTTTTACCTAACGCTCCGAGCTGCGCCGCAAGCGAATTTTACGTCGATCACCTATCAGCTCACAAACCCAGAGCTAGACGACGCGGATCGCGATTCTCTCATCAACGTATTTATGGGCTTACCGCTACGAATCAGCGACTTACCGCCGAATATGGCAGCTGGAACATTTTTAGGATTCGTCGAGGGTTGGTCGTTTAAGGCTGCCTATAACGAAATTGCTATAACTCTTAATCTTTCGCCGATTAGTTATTCGCTCCAAGCTATGTCGTGGGAGCAAGTTCCAATCGGCGAATCATGGAATACTATAACCGGATCGCTAACGTGGGAAACCGCGTTGGTCGTGGCATAAGGAGAAAACATGACGAATCCAACAAGTAACTTCGGCTGGCAAATGCCAACGCCGACGGACTTAGTTACCGATTTACCAGCTGATTTTGAGGTATTTGGTCAGGCTGTCGATACATCGTTAGCCGATTTAAAAGGCGGCACAACTGGGCAAATTCTTTCTAAAAATTCGAATACAAACATGGATTTTATTTGGGTTACAAATGACGTCGGCGACATAACAGCCGTTAACGTAACCGCACCGATTACCGGTGGTGGTACTTCGGGCGATGTAACTATTGGCGTTAGTGCGGCATCAACAGCTGCGGCGGGCGTGGTACAGCTAAGCGATTCCACATCGACAACATCAAGCGTTCTAGCGTCAACACCGACAGCAACTAAATCAGCTTATGATCTAGCGAACGCAGCTATTCCTAAATCCTTAGTTACAACAGCGGGCGACATTATTTATCGTAACGCAACAGTTCCGGCACGTTTAGGAATTGGCACAGCTGGTCAAGTGTTAACAGTCAACACAGGCGCAACAGCTCCAGAGTGGAAAACTATCGCAGCTGGCGGAAAAGTCTTACAAGTAGTAAACGCTACTTATGGAACAGCCGCGCAAAGCGCGACGTCAACATTTGCCGATACTGGTTTAACAGTAACCATTACGCCAACGTCAGCAACTTCTAAAGTATTGGTTCAAGTTCAAATGAGCGGCTGCGGAAAATCTGGAAGTGCTGGTGCTGGATTAGGTTTGCGGCTGTTGCGCGGCGCAACAAGTATTATCGTATTTGAAGAATTAGCTGGTTATCAAGCCGCAAACGATAGCGATATAGGGGCTTGTGGTACTACTTTTCTTGACGCACCAGCGACAACTTCGGCAACAACTTACAAAGTTCAATTTAATAACTATGGAAATACAAGCGGTAACGCAAAAATAAACCGAGCTGGTGGCGGAACAACTAGCACAATTACAGTTTTAGAAATAGGTGCGTAATGGCAACAGGTGGCGATGTAATGACAATGCTATGCGATGGCGTTGAATATGTAATATACGGCGATGATTACGATTCTATAAACTGGTTCGATAAACAACCGGCAATTACCAAAGCGGAATTTGAGGCTGGATTCGCAAAATATGACGATTGGAAAGCCGGACAAGATAGTAAAGTCCAAGCCGATAAAGCTGCGCTCTTAAGTAAACTCGGTATCACAGCCGAGGAAGCCGTTTTATTACTGTCATGACTTTAACAAGTTATAACGGCTGGACGGCTTCAAAGGATCAAGCCGAAATCGGAATTAGGTCTTACGCGATTCCGGGGACGACTTTAAAAATTCGTTGCGCTGAAGCTGTTGCACCCTTAATCGTCGGATTCTGTAAAGAGTTCAATGAGCTGATCGAGCCGCTAGATGGCGGACAACTCGACGACTGGGGATACAATTTTCGTTTAGTTCGCGGGTCAACAGATCGTTTGAGTAATCATTCGAGTGGAACAGCTATCGATCTTAATGCGACTAAACACCCGCTTGGAAAGATTGGCACGTTCCCAGTCGAAAAGGTTCCAATGATCCGGGCGCTGGCTAAGAAGTACGGATTATTCTGGGGCGGCGATTACAAGAATCGACCCGATGAACAGCATTTTGAAATCAACGTAAGTCCAAAAAGAGTCTCAGAGCTAATAAAAGCGCTGGGGTTAGGAGAAAAGTAATGAAAGAGCTAAAGGCTATGGCTGCTAGTTATGGACGATCAGCGCTCGCAGGAGCGTTAGCCGTTTTCATGACAGGTGAAACCGATCCCAAGAAATTGGCGTATGGGTTTCTCGCTGGCGTCGTTCCGCTTCTAATGCGTTACCTGAATCCTAAAGACGTTACGTTCGGAGCTAAGGCTAAGTGAACGCTAACGATTGGGCTGCTATGGGCGTGGCTTTGGTCACGCTCTTAGTGGCATTTACAGGGGTTATTAGACATCTAGTTAAATACTATTTAAGCGAGCTAAAGCCTAATTCGGGGGCAAGCGTTAAAGACCAAATTTCAAGATTAGAAGCTCGGGTCGATGAAATATACAGCTTGCTATTAAGCAATTCGACACGCCGCTAATTAGGCGTAAGGCTTGAAATTGTCAGACATTTAGTTCACCCTATAACTAGGGAGCGAATAAGTCGCACCCGGAATCGGGAGCTAAAATGTTTACAGTATTGGAATTAGCGGGAGCTGTTATTCTCGCAAGTATTGGCTGGTTTTTAGTCGGCTGGTCAATCGGTTTCAAAGAAGGCGTTAAAGATGGATTTAACCGAGGTCGAGCAGCTGGGCTTCGCTGGGCAACAGATCGCGTTAGAAACTCATAATGGCAATTCCATTAGAGGGCTACGAATCCGTAGCTGAACGCATAGAAAAATACTGGGCTAAATACCCAAACGGGCGGATCGACGTCAAGATCATATTTCAGGACGGAACTCGTTACATAATCCAGACGGACATTTACAAGGAAATAAGCGATCCGCTTCCATTTGCGACAGACTTTGCCGAGGAGATCAGATCATCAGCTAATCGCTTTCCGCTAGAAAATGGATCGACCTCAGCAATAGGTAGAGCTTTACATACTGGCGGATTGTCTAAGTTTAGCGAGAATCATAATCGACCATCGCTAGAGGAAATGAAGCGAGTGGAGCGACCAGTTACCACAGCGCCTAAGCAAGAGCTACCTAATGGATCATATGACCCATGGGATATGACTCAAGCGGTCGCTGAGATTGGCGAGCTACTTACCGGGCGATTGTGTTCTCATGGCGTAATGATTCGCAAAGAGGGCGTTAGCAAAGCTGGGAAAAATTACAAGGGCTGGGTATGTCCAGACAATAACCGGGCGTGTGCGGTATGGGAATAACAAAGATAACGCTAACGACAGATGAGGAAATCCAAGCAGCTGCGGCGGCTTTCTTATGCGAGTCCAAAGGCGTAGAAAATTACTATTTCCATGACCAAACAGCTAGAGGCAATATCCACGAGTCAATTCGGCGTACAGCTGAGGCGCTGGGTGCTGAGATTGCTGCCGCTAAATGGTTTGGGATTAAGGACTTCAAGCTCGAACTAGACAAATACAAAATTCGAGCCGACATTGGAAACCGAATCGAAATTAAGCATACGAAATGGCTAGATGGACACTTAATCTTACGAGAGCGCGATCGAGTCGAGGACTTAGCTGTATTGGTCGTAGGCGAATCACCGACCTATTACGTCAAGGGCTGGATTCCAATACGATCAGCTAAGACAACTCGTTTCAAGCATGACAAGGACAATTCGTGGTGGGTAAGCCAGCACAATCTCAATTCTATGGAGAATTTAAAGGAGTCTAACTATGGAGAAATTGAAATTTGATTGTCGTCGCTGTAAGCGCGAAACGTTACAAGTCGAACGCATAGTAACCGACTTACTTCCGCCGGGCGTTAAGACGCTTGAGTGTACGGTTTGCGGCGTAATGGGCGTATGCCTAGTGGGTAGCGATAATGCCTAGTTACCTGTATCGCTGCGATCAATGCGGCGGCGAACTCGAGATGAATCACCCAATTAGCACGCATGGAGATACGTCGCCTTTATGCTGTAGTTACCCAATGATTCGCGTATTCAGCGCACCCAGTATCGTCTTTAAGGGTACTGGCTGGGGCGGCTCTAAATGACTAGCGAATACCGAGCCAGCTCCTCAACTCATCTATCGACATGCTGTAATGAAATACAATTTACCTATAGCTGCTATACATGTGACGAGAAAATTGATTGCCAATTATGTAATCCCGATAGTCATAAATGCCATGAATAGTTATCCACAGTTAAAGAAAGTTATCCACAAATTGTGGGAATCGCCCAAGATCACGCTTATGATTGACAGGTATTTGACAGCGCCGATACGATCAACTCGCTGGACGCGAACCGGGCGACCGGGTAGTTCGCGGCGAGCACTACTAACGGGCGCACTATGTATTGCGTTCGCATTACCGAATCCCACTTATGCTGATAGCCAAGCTAGTAAAGATAGGTTTAAATTATATTTACATAGTCGAGTAGTTAAAGATAGCCAATACCAATGCGCTTATAAGCTATATATGGCAGAATCTAAATTTGATAGTGGCGCGGTTAACGGTAGCCATTATGGAATACCACAGCTGCGCAATAAGAAGCTAAAGCATTTAGACGGTTACACCCAGATTGATTGGGGTATCCGGTATATAGCTCATAGATATAATGGCGACTATTGCTTAGCATATAAACACTTCAAGGACAAGGGGTGGCACTAATGGCTAGTGCTGTTGATAATGGTACGTCTCATAGGTGGAAAAAGATTCGTGA